GGAACGTTGACTCCTCTTGCCCTTTGTTGAATCGTATCCCTGTAATTCTGTATTACTTTTTCTCGTATTGTGTCAGAAAATACCTCATCTGGTTTATGTGGGTCATCGAGGATAAGTGCTCCTGAGAATCTTTCAAGCCCAGGTAGCCCAGCATCCCTACCAGTAATAGCGCCACTAGAACCAAAAGCACCAACAGCACCTCCCGCCGTCGTCTGGAAAAAATCCTTAGCCTTGCTGTCAGCTCTAAGTTCGACATTAAAAAGTTCCTTGTATTCTTTCATCATCATAATGCGCCGCACTGTATCTGTGTGAGTCGCTGCTAATGTTTGCGCGTAACTTATGTATAGAAAACGACTATCTGGATATTTAGCCATGCACCACGATATCCAGAACGCAAGCATTGTGCTTTTCCCATGTCCTGGTGGTATGTTTATTATTGTGCGTAATGACTCTAATTTAGCGCACCTTACTAATTCCCTGCATACTGTGATTATGTGAGATTCTCGGCTTAATGGATTAGATATGATGAATTCACGGCCTGTCAGGATGGGATAAAATGTACGTATAAAGAGAAAGAAGCTTGATTGTAGTTCTGATATTAGATGTGCGCGTTCGTAATCATTCATTGTAAATAACTTGTTCAACTTTCCATGTATCTTCAATTGGAAAAACTTTAAACATTCTTGATTTTGACGTCATCATGAGTATGCATTCATGGCAGTTTGCCATGGTTTCAATTTTCTCATTTCCTACCAACGGTATTTCGATAGCGTTTGTATGTAGGGCAGTGAGGAATTTATCTTCATCGATTAACTTTTTTGATATCTTCATACGTCACTATCTTTTTGATCTTCTTCTAAGCATTTATTTAAAAATGCTATCAACTCTTTTAATTCTTCTGTATCTAATTTTACTGATAGAAATGGAGGATAAGCATAGTCTATTAAATCCATTTCCATACCACCAACCTTCTTGTTGATGAATGATATATGAGGGGTAAATTTATGAGTAAGAAAACCGTAAGCTATTATTGTCATACATCACTAGCATTCGTTTTATTAAACTCTGCAACCATCTCACGTATTTTGACTAGAGTATCGAGCGGGGCTTGTTCTTCATCATCTTTAGCGCGATAACGTTTGTTTAAAATTGCTGCATGTTTTAATTTTTGATGAGCCAATGCCTTTTGCTCTGCAATAATATTTGGAGATACGTCTAGAGCGCCTGTATTCTGGTTAATAAATCTACAGTTGTTGATTTCTTCTAGTTCTTCAACTGCTCCTTCAAAGAGCATATTGGCGTGAGATTGTTGAGCTAGTTCGTATTTCGCTCGAAAGCCTTCAAATCTGTACCGCCATTTTCTAATATTTGAAGGGTCTGGTAACTCAGGAAACATCTCGGTTAATCTCTTTAAACTGCAATGATGAGTGGCTATAAGCTCGCAGATTCTGTCAGCTATTTCATCTGTGTATTTAGTGGGTCTTCCGGTGACTTTTTTTTGTTCTTCACTCATCTCTACCACCTTTTCGATCTTTACCGCGGGATTGTTTATCTCTCTTAACTTCTATCTTATCATCACTTTTCTTCGCTTCAATATGCCCAACACCATCGCATTGAGGACACTCTTTAATGAGACAACCCATACCCATGATTGTTCTTTTACCCATGCAGCATGGGCATCTAGTTATAATCATGATTTTTGACATTCCTCTAATTTATTCTCGATCCAGATAGATCCCATATTAAAAATGTTTCTCATTTGACTCAAAAATTCTTCTTGTAACTGAGGCTCATGAGCTATAAAAGCTTGTTCTAACAAGCGCAAAATATGGGTTTCGAGGAAAGTTGTCAGCATTGTCATTATGAAGTCTCACATAAAAAAACCCCGCCATGGAGAGCGGGGAAAAAAACAACTTAAGGATATATCAAAGGATATCATGAACAACGACTTAAAAATTATACATAAAAATTATGGAGTAGTCATATATTTATTAATAATTCTTACGCCGTCCTCAAAACCATAGCATATCTCGTATGCATATCCAACTTTTTTAACATTGTTCTTAAATGTCTCTTGGGCAATCCATGTTTTCGTTGATGTTTCTGATTTTGAATATTTCTTATTGCGTTTCACTTCTAAAAATAATCCGTGGAACTCATTGGATGGGTAATAAATAAAGAGGTCACTAGCACCTGAGCGTAATCCCATACATTTCAAATTCCATCCCTGTACCTCAGTTCTTCTGCCCTCATTATGTATCTTAATGAAGTGGTCTTTAAGAATGGGATGCAAATTAAGCCATTTCACAATCGCCTTATGTTCCTGATTCTCTGTAGCACACATTTTTTTAATCATAGTTAACTCATTGATAAATTATAATTAACTCTATCATAATTAAAATATTTTAAAAATAGTTTAAATACCTATTGACGATACAGTGATGCGATGGTACTATAGCATCATGTTAACGACAAATGAGGTGAAGAAAATGAAAAAATATAGTTTAAAGTGGTGGTATAGAACAGGTAAATCTTTCAAAAAACAAGACATGCAAGAAGGTTACAGAAGAACAAAGCTAGGAATGAAAAAAGCAAAAGGTAAATTAAATAACGTAGCATTTAGAATAGGTTATTGGGCGGCTTGAGCTGTCCATCCTTAACAGTGAGAGGAAATAAAAATGATGTCTCTAGGTATGAATATAGTTTCAGGGTTTATGGTTGTAATGCTTGTGTCTTTCGTAGTAGCAGATTGGAGGAATAAAAAATGAGTGATATTGCAGAAATGATGTTAGAAGGCATATTGTGCGCAACATGTGGCGTATACCTTGATAGTGAACCAGTAGGTTTTCCGAAATATTGTGAGCAATGCGCTATTGAGAAAGAGGCGGAAGAATGAAAAAGTTCAACAAAAAATTTAAAGTTGGAACAAAAGTAAAGCTAACGATTGACAGGAATAATCTATACGTAATTAAAGATATCAATGAAGAGCGAAATTTAATTCAAGTAATAGGATTGCTAGGAAGTTTTCAGTTAGGACATGTTTTGCAATTTTCAAATAAATAGGACTAAAAAATGAACAGCTTAGAAAAAACAAAATTAGATATTGAAAAATATTTCGAAGGCGTTGAATACCAATGGGACTTCTATAAAGAAGTCTGTAATTCTAAAAAAGAAGGTGGATGTCATGAAACCAAAGAATGGGAAGGTAATGACGAGGATAGCGATAACTTAAGTTTCATAAAATGGAAAGAAGAAACATATGCAAGTATTCTAGAAAGATTTATTTTAACGATAATTTATCAAAAAAAACGTCAATTCCCAGAAATGTGGTATGAATTCTGTGATGATCATTTTAATTATCTGAAAAATATTTTATCACTTAGAGACATAAAGTTAAGTTATAAAAAAATAGCATTTACAAGATCAACGAAAGTAGCCTTCGCAACAGACTCCCAAAATCCCTACGGTTTTCAAGAATCCATTAAAGCTGTTGAAGAAGTAGAAGAACATGGTGACACACGAGTAAAAGTTTTTGTAATTAAATTGAACGGTGTGTTAACGGTAGTTCACATGGATGAAGTTGACTTAAAAGAAGAAGTTCCTTTGCAATGGAACGGTATTACAGAAGAGTGGGAAGAATATGAGGACTAAAAAATGATACCACACCTAGAAGACTACAAAATACTAAAAATGAATGGATTATACTGGACAATGCATCCATACGATTTATTCGCAAGCCCAGCATTAATAATCTCAGGAGAAGGTCACAAAACGATCGAAGAAGCAAAAGAAAGAATAAAATTATTGTACGAACTTCATACAGGTGAATACGAAAGACTTAAAAAAAGGGGCAGAGATTTCCCAGATAACGATTAGGTGTATAACTTTTGATCTCAAGGACGAGGAACAGCCATTTTAAGACCATTCAACCGTTAACCCATCCCAAAGTACTCTGAAAGTCGCAACCCCACCCAAAACATCCTAAAAACCGCCTTCTACCCCTATGCGTTCACCATCTTTTCTATGTCTTCCGATAGTTGCCGCGCAACCGCCGCTATTAAATCCGGTGTAACCGGCTGGTTGTGGTACTCAGATAGGTTCGCTCTTATCACTGAGCAAAGCTCGTCTCTGTTGAGTAGTATCTCTTCTCTTTCGTTGTCGTAGCTATATTTCATGCGTTAGTCCCTTTGTTGTTTTTCAGGATGTTAGCATCAAACTTTTTTGGGTTCCACACTCTCGGGCGGAGCCACAAAGGGTTTGACGATGCCAATGCTCTCGTAGCATGCAATCGCTTGTTCGATGGTGTCGTCCGGATAGTTGGCGATAACTTCTCGGCAATGCTCCCTCAAGAATTCGATATCGTCGCCGCCGTGAGAGTCTGAAACTTTCTTGATAAGTGTGCACAGGTAGTTCTTGCGTGCTATCCATAGCGCTTTGTCCATGCTCAATCACCTGTATAATTTTTATATACCTTAAAAGGCTCTCTAGTGCCTCTATTTTGAGAGTTACTTTGACCCTGTGGGTTAGGGTTGTTATTAAATCTACGTTGATCCTCCATAGCTAAAAACTTCATTCTGCGGTATGAGTACTGCGGAGGTAAGATCATAGTCTCAGTTTCAGGTACTGAAATGAGATATTTGCGGAACTCCTCGTAAACCTCAGGATCAAAATCTCTGTGTGTCGGTGTTATCTGGGCTTCATCGAACTGTCGATAAGTCTTTCCTTCGTTTACTATCTTCTTGCCTTGTAAGATTCTCTGGCATTCGTTCATGCAATCACGGAATGCTTTACTCTCGCCTTTCGTTGGGTTTTTGTCTGGCGGAGGTAGTTCTTTCAGCTTCTCGTCTTTGTATTCTTGCAAGCGTTTCCAGTGGGAATGCGGGTTTTCTTCAAACTCTACGACACAGAATGGGTAATGCTCACGGGTCTTGGTTTTTATTTCTTCGTGTCTGCCGTTCTTGAGTGTCCAGCTTCCGATCCTGTCATAAACCATTTTCACAATCGGATGTGAGAAGTCACGAGAAACCATCATGCGTATGACATCGTCCTCATCTGGGATTCCTGAGGCTTTGCGACAGAGATCTATAAACTGCAATTGCGTTGGCGGGAACTCTTTGTAAATGAGATAACACTTTTCCCTAGCCTGTGTGGCTTCCGCTATCGTGAATTTACTTAACTCTTCAGTCCAGTCGTCGAGGCATGCTTCCCAGTCAGGATCGTCACCCATGCGATTAGTCCATAGCTTTCCGTATTTGATGGAAAACTTAGTAAACATCTTGGTAACAAATTCCCTGTCTACAAATTGATTTATGTAAGTTACGGTTGGCTCATACGTGATCATAAGTCACCCCGTATTTCTTTTGTTCTTTTCTAATCATTTCATTGAACTTGTCAGTACCGGTCATAGGCTTCTTATAGACTTTAGTCTTTTGGATAGCTTCCTTCTTAGAATAATTAATATCACGTTTAATCCATGACATTAGGCGCTGAGGACTTACAAGCAACGGATCTCGCAATGTCGCATAGTGAGACAAACACTCAAGATATATGTCCTCAAAAGTTTTGTCTCGCCTAACATCCTCGGGCAACTTCTCATAGAGGGTTTTACACTTCTCGCTATTAAGACATTCCTCTCTGAAAAACATCGCCTTTCTTTGCTGTTCAACCTCGCTGTACAAATTCTGCTCAACCGACCTCTGTGTGTGTGTATAGTTTTTATTATTGGAAAGATTACTGGTTATGGTATCCGTATCTCGGACGGGTGTAGTCCGTATCTCGGACGGGTCAAATGACCCGTCCGTATCCTGGACGGGTATGTTTTCTTTTTTATTAAAGTAGTTTAAGTCAGTAGCAATCAGGTATAACGATTGTCTCCCCGGTTGTGCCCTTCGAATTAAGAGTCCATTTTTTTCTAACTCGTTCAAAGATTCAAAACAGCTCGTACGGGTTACTTTACCCGTATTGCAAAGGAACTGAATGTTCTTTTCGACAGTCGAACAGTCTTTGCTGTAGTCAGCTTCATAACGTAAAGCCATGTATATTTTTAAGGCATCCCCAGAGAGAGCATGAAAGATATCTTCGTTGATGGTTATGTAACGAGGGCGTACTCGTTTAATGTGGAATGATTCGTTACTGTCTTGAGATTTTTTTGAAGGATTTGAGTTAATAGTGTTGTCATTAGTGTGCGACATGGATATAATTTCCCCGTTGTAATGTGAATGTCTGCACACAATGTTTTTTTACAGAACCGTTATTGTGTGCAATTTGGTATAGTTTGAAGACACTTGGTAGGTAGAGATCAAACATCAATATCAAATGAAAAGTTCAGTGTGGCACGGATGCCTCACATCTCTTTAGATTATCAACTGATAACCAATTCTAAAAATCTAGCATAAAAATCAACTAGCACTGGGGGAGAGCAACCCCAGATGCGCTTAATATATCTCTTTGCTTATCCTATTATCAAGTGATCTCCCAAAAAATATTCAAATAATTCTAAAAAACTACGTGACAAGCTCTCATTTTATAAATACAATAGCATCATTGTATAAATGTGCTTATAAAAGGATAATAAAATGAAGAAAGATATAAAAGACTACAAAGCTTTCAATGTGAGAATACCATTCGATGACTGGTTGTTTCTTAAGGATACTTCCGCTAGACAACAAATATCTATGAATGAAATTATTGTGATGTGTGTGGAGAAATACAAAAAAAAGTTAGAAAGAAAGTTGACAATGAGTGATGCTACAGTATAATAGCATTTATATGTGAGTTAAGGGCTGTCACTCTTAACCCACCGAACATAAAAACCTTTAGGAGACTATTATGCACGAGAGAAGTGTATCGCACGCTATTATTAAAAATCAAGACATTGATAACGACCCATGGAATTTGGGTGTGCACTTTACCAAAGGATTGGTGATGTCAAAAGAGAAAAGATTATCAAATTTCGCAGAAGAATTGGTTGCGACTAACGCACGTTTATCATGTGATCAATACTACCTTTCATTCGACTCATTATCAGATGATGATAAAAACGAGTTAGCACGACTGTACATAGACGCATCAGACCGCGACTTATCCGAGTGTGTATACGGTGACGATTTGTCTATAGACAATGAATATACATGCGCTCTTATGTCTATGCTAAAAGATAAGTCACAAGAATCAATCGAAAAATTTGCAGAAGTTACCCGCAACAACATTATCAAATACTACGAAGAAACATTGCAGGCCATTATTGACGATGCTTGTGACACGTATCTACGCAATATCAATGAAGCCAATGGTTATCACTCTCACATAGACCAAGAGCACGGAGATGTCTATTGGGGGAAATTCGCATGAATATCTCAACCTACAAATTCAATGAAAAAGAAATCCTTTGTTTTCGTCTGGACTTTTTATGTTCAGACGAAAAGCCCTGGCTTGCGTTTTGGGGTAATTATTCAACGTACGATCCTATCGGGGAAGGAGTTTCTAGAAAAGACGCATTAATGGACTTGCTTGAAAAAACCAATGAAGCACAACTTTAAGGAGAAAGACATGAAGGATTTTGTAACTGCAGTAGATAGAATAACATTTAAGAAAAAGCGTTTCTTGTGGCTACTTAAAAGATAGTCGCCTTATGCATCTTGAGTCAGGGTGCATAGGGAGACTATCTAAGCTCTTAAGTGGGCATAACTAAAACGAGAGGTATTTGAAATGGCGTTAAAAGCAAAAAAACCAGCAATGATCGAATCACGGCTCAAGGCATTATTTTATGGTAATGCTGGTGTCGGTAAAACGATGGCAGCTATACAATTTCCTAAGCCCTATATCATCGACACAGAAGGTTCTACTAATAAAACTCAGTATGTGCGTGAGATAGAAAAAGTCGGAGGAGCGGTTCTTATGACCGTGGATTTTGACGAAATGGTAAACGAAGTGAGAGAGCTTTTAACGACACAGCATGAATACAAAACTCTCGTAATAGATTCACTAACACTTCTTTATAATGACTTGCTTGAGAAGGCAGAGCGCAAGGTTGGCACAGAATTTGGTCGTCACTATGGAGAGGCTAATAGACGCATGAAGCAGTTGCTCAATCTTCTTTTCAGACTAGATATGAACGTTATAATTACCTCCCATTCCAAAAACGAATACGGGCAGAA